TTGGTGGTCATGTTCTTCTATAGAATCGTGGTGAATAATTACCTTCCCACATTAGGGAGTTAAGTGCAACAGGGAATGGAGAATCACTGAAGATCCTCATATTAAAGTTTTCTGTTCTCTGATGGATTGGTACTGTGTACAAGTTCTCTTCTGATAGTGGTACGTCATCAGCTAAGTACTGACCCGCATCACTAACAGGCTGAACATCGTACCATGTACCTGTAGTGATTTCAATCCTCTCAGCAGGTTTGGTCACATTATTTGCTGTAACAGGTCCTGCTGGAATATGTCCTGATAGGAATGTTACCGTAGCTTGGTTATCTGTAGATGTGTATGTATAAGCAGTACCTAATGTCTGTTTAGTACCATTAACTTTTACAATAACTTCATTCTCAGTTTTTAATGGGAATGGTGTAGTGAATGTAGCAGTACTACCATCACCATCATATTTCTTTATCGGTCCACTATATCCTTTACTCTTTACTTTAAAAGCTAGGACACTAGAAAGACCAACAGCAAACTTCATACGTGCAATAGTTAGGGTAGCAGTATAATCATATACTTTACCGTCTGGTGTTAGTTTGAAGTATGTCTTTGGTAGTTCTACATCAAAGTTATATTTATAACCAATTAGAATCTTATCATAAGTTGTACCAGATCCTGTTGATGTTAAATCTTTATTAGGTACAGAGAAGTAAGGATTAGCTGTTGTATGATCTTGACCTGCAGGCCGTGTAGGTGTAATAGTAAATCCTGATTCTGTTACCCCATTGAAGTTTGTAGTACCGCTACCACCAATTAGTAGAACTGGTGTTAGTGTAGAGATATCTTTATAAGGTAGTTCAATACGTGTATCCCCATTAACCAGTGTTACTTTAGCTTGTGATACAGGTGAAGCATACATATCCATGTGAGGGTTAATCTGATCCCCACTACTTGTTACAATGATCTCTGTCTCTGGTGTTTGTGTGAGACTGCAGCTAATTAATGAGTAAATGCCTTCGTGATCTACAACTGCTGTCATGATATCAGAGTCAATAGCTAAGCTATGTACTTTACCTGGCAGTTGCCACTTAAACCATGCCTGCATAATAACATTCTGTCCTGCTGTATGCATCTTATGGATATATACATCTTTAGAAGTAGGACCATATAGTGCAATCAGTTGGTTCTGTGGACTAGCTAATAAACTATTCACTTCTTTAGGAATCCATTCAGAGACTACTTTACCTATGTCATGTATTAAAGGGCTTTCTTCTGACCCTCTTGTTTGCATTGCGAATATCCGTGTGTAGCTAGGCGTCTTACTTACAAAGTTAATAGTAGTACCGACATCCACAGGATCAATATTAACATCCATTTCATAGTTAGAGATACCTCTAATAATAGTAGTCGTAGGTGTTAATATCTTTGCATCAGAGAACATTATGAATTGTTGGTTCTGACTGAATAAGATTAAACCTTGAGCAGTTGGTAAGATAGCATGTAATACAGCAGGTCTGATACTAGAACAGTTTACATCTACTGGATCATCTTCAGCTTGTGCTAAAGCTGTGGAATGATAGAAATTATAAAAGCTAGCTGATTTACTCATTGACACATTATCTTCAGTTAGGAATCCTAACCTATTGTTATGGAAGAATGCTTGCTGTAATGTATACCCTACAAAACTAGGATCTGAATTAGTATCTAGATCTCCTACTGCTCTTTCATCCCAAGTAGCTTTCTGGAATAAAAATGTATTTAGAGATATGTTCTTTAACTCATGAGGCATAGTAGATGAATCTAGCCCTAATGATACGGAAGGGTCTACTGATTCTTCCCATGAACCGGGACCTATATCATCATTCTCTGCATTGAATTTAGTCCAGTAAGTATCTGCTGACTGGCCTCCTGAAGAATTCACTACCTTTATAATTCTATCATGTATGGATTCATTAGGAAGATCTGCTACAGTATTAACTTGTTCACCTACTGCTTTTACTGCAGCGTTACCTGAGTTATCAGTAGCAGTTACAGTCATACCTGTGCTTCCTGAAGAAGCTGCATAAGATAGTTCTAATGTAGCTGGTGTCCTTTTAACTGTTAATGTACCGTTAGGAAAGTTGAAAGCTTCTAAGTCTGTTTTAAGTTCTGTTAAAATTTTATCAGCATTATTAACTAGTTCATTGTTACCACTAGTTGATAAGTTCTCTTGGTTAATTGTTACATATTCTGCAGCTGCGTGTGTCGTACTACCTATTTTAATTGATATAGTATATTTAGTGCTATACTTTACTTGCAGTAATCTTACTGTAGCTTTAGTATCAGCTACATAAGTTGGTGCTGCTAAAGCTGCTACTGTCTTAGTTTTATTTGTAATGATAGATGTATCTTGTACAGTCAGTACATCATAATAGTTATGAGGATCATCTGTAAACCCACTAGCTGCTTGAATATATGCCTGAGCACCTGTGCCATATGTTAAATTACATTTAACACCTGTCTTAGCATTCCATATATCTACACCTCCTGGTGTACCTTTAGTAATACATCCAATATAATCCTCTACATCATCTCTATTAATGTAAAACCATTTAGCACTAGTAGGAGTTACTGTAGGAGTTAATGTATTAACCCATTTAAAACCTGGCCTCTTCATTAGTCCAAAGGTAGGATCAGGTAGTGCATTCAAACACTCCCTTACTTGGCCAGGTAGTTTCTTTTGATCTATTTGTTTTGATACCCCACCTAGATAGTTAGGGATTGATTGAGTTACTGCTGCCATTAGCGATACAATGCATGGTAAGGTTTGTAGCTTATGTAATTACTTTGTCCTGCAGGCGTACCAAAGAAGGTATAGTCACCCTGATTACATTCATACTCTAAAGCCATAGCTCTAGTGTAAGCTTCTTTCTGTTGTAGCATTTGATATTGACCATTATCTCCTACAATTCTACTGGAGACAACAGTAGCTGCTTTAGCTATAATGTAATCTTGAATAGGGATAGGTAAGTCTACCCAATCGAATAGCCATACAATGTCCAGTTTAATTTCTTCACCTGATCCATCTGTAATCTCATATGTATGATTATATTTATCGTATAGTCTCCCTTCTCTCCTTACTACATTTTTGTAGGCATTAGCTGAGTCAGTAGTTAAATCTACTTGCAGCATATTATTAGGGATAGGGAATTCTTTAGAGGAATCAGTTACCTCTGGTTTATTGAATTCTGTATTGAAGGACCAGCCTTCAGCCTGCACTTCTCGTGACACTTGTATTAGTGTATCGTAAGCAATCGCAACGTCCGGGTTGGTTTGATCGAGCGAAGTAACAGGAGCCTGACCAACTGACGCCAGGATCTGATTAATTGCAGGTAGTTCTTCTGTAGCGTTAGTTGTAGGTATAGGCATAATTAGAATTTAAAAAAAAGGGAGACCGAAGTCTCCCCGTATATAGTGGAAGATTAACTTACCAAGCAGAGGGCTTAGTAGCTGTTCCAGCAAACAGTTCAACACATGCAGCAGGGTTCAGATAATCAGCGCCCATAGCCAAGCGGCCAAGGATGATATCACCTTGATACATGATTGAAACGTCACCATTAGTGACTTGTACTTGAGGTCCGATAGCTTCTACCACACCTGCAGCTTCTTTCTGGAAGATAAGACCACAGGAATTATCGAAAGCAGCTTGTTCACCGTAGTTGTTATTCATACCGTTAACTCCACCGCCATCTTCTAGCTCGGCGTTGTTACCTACGTGTGAACCAGTGTTACCTGGATCGGTTACACCTGGGTTGGTTGCGCCTGCAGTACCATAGATAGTACCGTAGTTACCGAAGAATGGGATGTTCATCGACTTGTGGATAGTGATGCCTGCAATCGAGACAACTCCAGTTCCACTTTGAAGTGAAGCACCTTGTACGTCACGGTTCACGAGACCATTCTCTCCAACCTGTTGTACTAGTTCATAGTACTGCCGTGGGTTCAATACGGCCTGTCGTCCTTGTGAACTTACACCCTTCTCATCCATTGCTGCAGCTGCATCATAAAATGCATTGATCAATGAAGTAGCGACATAAGCATCAGCACCTGAGTTGTTAGTACCAACACGGATCTGTGTTCCACCTGGCTCTACTTTATTAGCAGCAGATACAGGGTGAGCGGCACGAGCACCACGTGTAACAGAACGGAAGATCAATCGGTCATATTTTTCTGCCAAAGCAAAGCCGATTTTCTTGGCGATCTCTCCACGAAGTTCGTAGTGAGCAAGAGTCTCATCAAGCTCATACACAAATGCACTTGAGATAAGTAGATCATCCATTACGATGGTCTTCTCAGCTACTGGCAGAGCGTTCTCTGTACCGAGGATTGGAGTCCCAGGCTCATGATACGCTGCGTCCATGCGGCCAGTGTAGATGAACTGCAAAGATTTGCCGTTCTTAAGTGTACGCTTCGTGACTAGATCACGAGCGATTGTATTAGTCTGGAATCCTTTGAACAGCTCACCGCTGAACAGTTTAAGATAGGTTGCATACTTAGTATCATATGCAGTACCTAGTGCTAGCGGAGTATTACCAGTACTATTAATCCTACCGATAGCGGTAGTTAGAGCATTAGCCATTGTTAATTAAATAAATGTATTGTTTATGTTCTCACGTGAAATTGTTGATCAATTTGTTTGTAGCGTTGTGGTCTTTCCCACCGTCTAGACGGCAAAAGGTATCCTCGTAAGGGCTAATGCCAATTGGGGGAGAGTCCGACTTTGAGGTGTTCTCCCCCTCCTTTTATTTAACTGGCCATGTTATTTGCATGGCCATTACTAACATTAATGTAAGAAAACTTACATATAATATAGCCATTTAGAAGGACCATTTGACACCAGCTTTGGTGCCATAGTTATTAGAATCTGTATCAGTCGTGGCGAACGCTAGCTCCCCATAAATTGATAGCCTTTCTGTAGCAGCTACTCCACCACCGATTTTACCGGATAGTTCTGTAGTGCTATCTACACCATCAGCTGCTTGAATTTGAGGACCACCTTGTACATAGTAGTTAAGTACTCCTGCTTCACCTTCATAACCGATGTGCAGATCAGTGTTGCTACCAGCATAGTTGTTACCAGCCCAACCACTATTAACTTCAGCGTTAACATAAGGTCCAGCCATTGCAGGTGTCGCAGAGAGAGCGGACAGTGTGGCAAGTGCAATAAATGATTTCATTTTAAATAATTAATAAAGGAATAGTTTTTGTTGCTTATTTTTTAGGTAAGCAACACCACGGTAAACAAGTTTGGCTTGCTTCTCAGCTTGCTTCTGCTCTTTTACGCGTGCTCGCAATTCTACGGCTTTCATGATTAACTCCATAGCTTAACTCCCCGTTCCCTGAGTTAAGTAACATGCGCTCCTTTCGGAGTGAACGGATGTTTGTTTTGTTTAGAACAAGCCAGGTATTAGCTGGCCTGTTACAATGTATGAGCCAACGGCTGCCCAAACACCTAGCATGGCTAGGCGTCCGTTAACTCGTTCAGCTTTCTCGTTGTGTGTTTCTGTTACTTCCATGATTTCCATTGGTGGTTCTTTAGCGTAAAGGTTTTGTTGTCCTAGTTCGTTAGTGGTTACTGTCATTAGAATTGTATGTCAGATCTTTCAAGTTTTTCCATAACCTTCTTTCGATAGGCAGGATCATTCTCATACTTAGGGTCATTCATAGCTTCGATTACTTGAGCTTGACTTTCAAACTGTTCGCCCCTATTGCTAGCAGCCTTACCTGTCAGCATCTTACCGTCAGTTCCTGATGCGTCATCGTATCTATATTTAAGAGCTTGGATAGCGAAGAAGCAGGAGACTGGATCTCCTTTGTCCATCACTTGATCGAACATATCAATCTCTCCTTTCTCTAGGCTATCCTGTGCCCAATTCATCATCACATTATACTCTTTATCACCACCAGCAATACTTTTTAATTCAGTTACTTGGTTATCATTTAAAGTCTGTGGTTGATTAGCTTGTCTATATTCCAGATGCATCCTGGCTAGTTCACTGGGATCAACCTTAGCGAGTTCTTGCATCGTTTCTTCAGAGAATGAATCTGCAACCGCTTCATCCCATAACCTGTCAAGAATATCATTTGCAACATCCTCTTCCGGTTCTGACTCTTCAGTTTCTTCAGTCTCTGCTTCAGCTTCTGAAGCTTGTTCATCTGTTTCTTCACTACCTAACTTCTTTTGAAGTTCAATGTATGCATTCTCTAATTCCTCAGCATTCTTATACTTACCAGCTAACAGACTTTCCTGTTCAGACTGCATCTTCTCACCAATTTCTAGTGACTCCTGCTCATCTGCACTTAGTACTTCTGTTTGTGGTGTAGTATCTACTGTTAGTGTATCTCCCATAATTTATTTTGGTGGTTGTTGTTGTTGCATAGCCATCTGCATCTCAGCTTGCTGTTGCTTTTGTTCTACTGCAGCCATAGCTGGAGCATTCTGTTGATCTTGCATAGCCATCTGTTGCTCTTGCTGTTGCTGCTGTTCACCTTGTATCTCTTGCATACTCTTCACTAGGTTGAGTACATCGATACCTGAAGCAGCTGCTAGACGTTTAATTACTTCATCAGTATTGATGAATTGCATGATAGCTTCTGGTCCTATAGTTTGTGCTATAGTTTGTAGGAACATGCCTAAGCTTTCTCTATCCTGCCCACGTCCAAGAGCATTAATACCTGCTACAATAGTAGGTTTAACATAGTCTTTAGGGATACGTGGGATAGTACCATTCTTTTGAAGTACGTTAAGCTTACGATCAAGGTAAGGTACTAGGAACTCAACAGTTAGAAGGCTGAATAGCCCGCCAAGTTGCTGTTCCAATTCCATCTGAGTCATTCGTACCTCTTCGGCAGTTGTGCGCTCAGATTGTCTTACACTTAAGATAAGGAATGCTTCACTAAGTCTCTTCTCTAGCTGCATCATCATGTTAGCTGCAGTAGAGAAGTCAGCAGTTTTACCTACTTGAATGACACCGATATCATCAGGTCTTCCCTGAACAATAGCGCCATTACCAGCCTTGGCTAGTGTTGCAGGTTTAGTACTGGAACTAGGGCTGACAGTGAACACCACCTTAGCGGCTGCTGCTGAGCCCTCTACTAGTGCTTGACTTAGTGCCTCTAGGGATTTAAAGTCTCCGATAAACTCTTCGACACGGCCCCTTCCGTAAGCCTCTCCGTCAACTGTATTGAATCTAAGTGGTAACCAAGGACTTACATTTAGTGGTGACTTACCTTGTGACTTTGGAATGATCTTATCATATACTTCTTGATGCCAAGAGACTTTGTTACCATATACTTTGACATGTGTATAGACATCACATTCACTGGATTCTTCTGTGTCTCCATATTTTGGAGACATATCACTATGAAGATCTGGTACTAATTCTTCAATAATTTTTTTGTTAATACTTTCTTTAGTGACAATCTCAATTACATTACCGTTACCATCTCTATCGATTACATATCGATTAAGTGGGAATAGTTTAAGCTTATCCTTACCCATAAAGATGAGTGCATTACCAGCTACTACTAGATGTTTCATAGCTTGATGAACTACTACTCTATCATCTGAAGCTGCAATGCTTTCAAGGATAACTCTTTCAACTTTAGCAAAGGCTAAGTCTAGTTCAGACTTAACCTCTGGTCCGTATTCACCTAGCTTAGTTTCATCTACTTGTAGTTTAAAGAAGCTAGTCTGTGGAGGTAAGAGACTAAGCATTAACTTAGCACTTAAGGTCACCACAGCCTTAGCTCCTACTGATTGCCAGGGGGTCGTTAAACTCCTCTGACCAGTAGCTGAATCATCTTGATGAATTAGGTAAGGTATAGTTAATTTAGAAGAGTCTTCAGCTACTTGTAGAAACCGAGACCTGCTACTAGAGAGTACATCATATCTTTTCTTTGCTGTCATTATACATTAAGTGATTTGCCTGCTGATCCTGAACCTGCTGCTGCTCCTGCTGCTGCTCCTGCTCCTGCATTTAGTGCTGATTGGAATCCAGCACCACCTCTTCCCCATCTCTTTCTAACATTATCGCTCCTTTTTTTCACTGACTTTGACTTTAAAGCTGCATTACCTCCACTTCCTACTGCATATGATGCTGAGGTTGATACAGTATTCGCTGCTTTTTGTTGTGCCTCCATCTGTTGTTGGTACATGCTTTGGAACTCAGCCATTCTTGCTTGCTGTTGTTCATTCTGTAAATCCATTTGGTTCTGAGCACTTGCTCTGATAGGCAGGAACATGCCTGAAGCTGCTAGATGTTTATTAATCTCTGATCCTGAGAATTCCTGACGTGCTGCTGTGTAAGCTTTGAGTCCTAGATTACCTCCTGATCCTTGATACTTACCAAGAGGGTTAGCGGCTGAGTGCATACCAGCCACTCCTCTCATAGGATTACTACCACCGTGGAAGAATTGTCCGGGTGCATTATTAACTCCAACACCTGCTTGATTCTGTTGCTGTACAGCTACTTTAATTTGTTGTGGTGAAAAACCTGCTGCAAGTGCATTAGTCCATGCTTTTTTACCAATAGTACCCTTGCCACTTTTCCATTGATCTAAAAAATTTACTGCCATTAAATTACTCCAAAGTTTCTTGTTGTTCTACGCTGCTTGGGCCATCAGGTCTACTGAATTCTTCCAGACCTTCCAGACCAAGTGTAGGATTATCAGCCATATCTGTTGCAGCTTCTATCCATAGACCAGCTCCAGTATCGCCACCCCAAGGTACAGGTTTTGCAAAGTTTTCTTCATATGAGAAGTAGGAATCATCTAAAGCTTTAGGGTCCTCTGGTTTTTTATCAAGACCATAGTGTTCAAGGATATCTCCTTCAATACCATAGTCAGATCCTTGCGGACCTTTCTCCATTATACTATAATCTCCTGCTTTTCCCCTTTCTTTAAAGTTACCTTCAATCCATTTTCTCATCTTCCTATATTTATTAGCAGCCATGCTTTCAGAATGTGCACCATACATACCAGACACACCAGGATCTCCACCAGTTGTGAAGTCATCTTTACTAGGCTTCTCATCACTTCCAGCATCTTCATCTGCTTCCCATTCTGACAATGCTTTAGAGTATGCCTCTTCATTTACTACTGTTTTATTATCATCGCCATACTTATCTTGATACTCCTCTCTTGTACCCCAATCTTTACTTACTTTTTCAGTAAATTTAGATAGGTTACCATAACCTAGTGCTTCAAAAGCTGCTTCATACAGAGGATTGTCTTCTATATCCCAGATATCACCTTTATATTCCATGTCTTCCCAGTCATCAGGTAGCCCAGAACCCGCTCCATATACTATTGGAGGTTTATAGTCTACCATACCTTTTTCATTAGCGTCAGGGCTATGTGGGTCCCATACTTTTGACGGCCAACTCATTTCTCATCCTCCATTCTTTTAGTAATCCATTCAACAACTGATTGTTGACCGGCTTGGTACATTATTTGTGAAACCGTATCGGTAGGGATAGGAATCACAGGTGGAAATACCTCCTGAAGTTCTTTCAAGAGGTACTGATCAAATTGAGGACCGTAGATGGCCTCAAGCATATTGTGGGAGGTTTTCATTACTATGTTCAAAGAATGCTAGCATCCGTCCTCTCTTAGTTTCAGAAAGTTCAGGAGCTCTGCCTTCATACATTAAGCGATCACTAGAATCTAGCCAAAATTTTTTATCTAAATATCTATCAGCAGTATTTATACCTAGTGGTTGTAGTATCCAATTAATAGTAGCCTTCCTTAGTTTATCTAGTGAAGGAGATACTTCAAGGCCCATCTCTTTACATACTAATGAGTGTGCTGCCACATG